ATGTGCAGTCATTACCAAACCCTGAAAGACGCCGAGCTGCTGCTGAAGAAGTTCGGCGTGACGAGGCCGGGCGTGCTCGGAAAGTACGACATGTGGCCTCGGTATCAAGGCATCTTCGTCCGTCGACCGCCGGAGCATGACGCCGGCGACGAGGCGGTGCCCGGCATCGAAGCCGTGACGGGCCGCTGGGGCCTGATATCCGGTTCCACCCGGCCGGACGCGCTGGCCGGCGCCGAGAAGCTGTCGACCTTCAACGCCCGCGACGACCGCGTCGCCAACGCTTTCACCTTCCGCAATGCCTGGCGTCGGGCTCAGCACTGCGTCATCCCGGCCGACGCGATCTTCGAACCGGACTGGCGATCCGGCAAGGCGGTGGCCACCCGGTTCACCCGGGCGGACGGCGCGCCGCTGGGCATCGCCGGGCTTTGGGATCGATACCGGGACGCGGCCGGCCAGTGGCATGAAAGCTACACGATGCTCACCATCAACGCCGACCAGGATCCTCTGTTCCGCGACTACCACCAGCCCAGCAAAGAAAAACGCATGGTGGTGATTCTGCCCGAGGGCGCGTATGGCGACTGGCTCACCGCCAGCGCCGACCAAAGCCGCGACTTCCTCGTGCCCTTCCCCTCCGACAAGCTCGTCGCCACACCGATGGCCTGACCCCGATTTTGCTGCCATATACTGTATATCCATACAGCATATGGCAGCAAAATCATGCTTTGCTCCGTCGTCCGCACCCACTATCTCGGCCAGAAGCGCCGGGACAACGACCCGGCCCCGGCCGTCACCGGCACGGTGCGGATGTACTCGATCACGCGCGAGGACATGCGCCGTCAGGTGCGCGTCATGACGATGGACGGCCTGGCCAAGTTCGGCGCGACCGCGACGGGCCCAATACCCGATCTGCTCGAACCCGAGCTGCTCACCTTCTGCTCCGACCGGGGCATGATGGTCTGCGGCTTCGAGGAGATCGACGGGCGGCGCTACTACCAGGGGTGGTGGATGCAGTGGATAGAAGAAAAACTCTAAAATAGTTCTTGCAGACTAGCGCATAATGCGCTATTATTCTGTACATGGATAGCGCAGCCCGCGCAGTCCGAAATCCCGAAAGGACGACGAAATGGAAAAGACCTTGGACACCATCAAGACCGAAGCGGAAATCGCAAAGCTGATGGCCGAGACCAGCAAGCTGAACGCGGAAGCCGCCAAGATGATCCGCGAACGTGCCTGGTATCCCATGGTGATGATCGCCGCAGCATTCACCACCGGCGCGGCCCTTGCAAAAGTGATGATCGGATAACCAAGGAACCCGCCGAAAGGCGGGTTTTTCATATGGACTACGTACCCCCTACCCCAGCCGATCTCCAGGCCCTCAAGAACGAGCTTGGCTACACGGGCAAGCAAATGGCCGCGCTCGCGTGCGTCGGAGAACAGCACTGGCGCAAGTACACGGGCGGCGCAGACCCCAAGGACATGCCCTACCCGAACCTGTTCCATCTGGCCGCCGTGCTGGAACTGAAGCCGGAAGACGTGGCCCGTATTCACGCACGCATGCAGGCCATCGGCGCGACGGTGCACAGCACCGAAGAAGCCTAGCGCAACCGCGCCTGACACGCGGCCAGCTGCGCGGTCACTTGCTGGATTCCAGCCCGGAGGGCGAAATAATCAGATCGAGCAGCTGGATCAAGTTCGGGGCGGGTTCCATTACCCACGCGGGCGGCGCCTCCGGCTTCGGACACTCCACCGCTGGCGGCGGTGCAGGTGGCAGCGACGTGCAGCCGCTGGCGGCCAGCATCAACATCAGCCCGCAGGCCCTCATCTTTGGTTTGCGCACTGCGTAGCCCTCCGTAGGCCGCCCATTCGGCCTTCGCGTTCCGTTCATTGATCTCACCGACTTCGGTATACCGCCGCTGGAGAATCTCCCGCGCGTGGCGCTGGGATTCGGCTACGCGGTCAGCCTCATCGGCGCGCAGGGTGGCGATCTGTGCGCCATAGCGCCAGCCCTGTGCCGTCCAGGCCGCAGCGCCGGCCAGAAGCGCGCTGGCGAGCGCCGCAGCCGCGTAGCCTTTCCAGCCCGCTAACGCGCTGGTGGCGCGCGCGAGGGCGCTCAAGGCGTCACCTCAGCAACCGCGCGGGCATATAGAGAGGGCCACGTCTGCGCATGCGGCTTGCCCGGCCGCCAGGTGCGCAGGTAGAGGTTCCAGGCGCCCTGCTCATCGCCGACCGCAGGCAGCCGGCCGGGATCACTCCACAGCAGCAGTCGCGCCAGGCCGGCCGCCAGCACGTCGTCGTGCTCGATGGCATCCCAGATGGCAGCGTCGCGCGCCGCCACGCCTCGGGCCTGATAAAGGTGCGCGGCCGCGGCGCTGGTGGCGACGTGCCGGCGGACGCCGTGCACCATGCCGCCGCCCTGCTCTGCCTGCCAGAAGCTCTTCGCCGGTCCGGTCGGGCGCGGCGGGTTGCCCACGAGCTGGCGGCGATGCTCGAAGCGCGATTCTTGCAGCCCGATCGCCAGCAGCATGACGCGCGCTTCGGGCGTGTCCATGCCGGCGGGCAGCAGCGCCAGCGCGGGGTCGATGCCAGCGGCGACGATTTCGGATAGCGTCATTGCTTGGGGCTCCTGATGTGCTTGGCCGTCACCGCGGCCACGTAGAAGGCGGCGGAGGCCGCGAGTGCAGCGTCTCCCGCGCTGGCCCAGCCCGCCACGAAGATGCGGCAGGCCGCGCCCGTCGCCGTCAGGCAGACGGCGGACAGGCCGATCCGCTCGAGCGTTGTGTCCTTGATGCCGTGCGCGAAGACCGCCAGCGCCGCGCCACCGGCCACCACCAGCCAGCAGACGAAAGCCAGCACCGCCCACAGCGTGAGAATGATGGTGCTGTCCATGTCACGCCCCTTTGCCGCGTACGCGGTCGATGACGGCCTGCCACAGAGCGCCCACAGGTGCAGCCTGCACCGCCTCCCAGGCGCGCGACACGATGGCCATGCCGAACATGCCGGTCAGGAAGCCCGCAAGTCCCTCTGGTATACCCAACATGAGCGAGAGGTACGGCGACGCGTAATAGGCCACGAGCGATCCGCTGACGGCCATGCTCAAACGCGCCGGCCAGGACCCTTGCAGGTATCGCATGGACACCGCCGCGCCAAGCACGCCGGCGAACTTGGCCGCGAAGGCGTCGAAGTCTTGGATATTCAATCCCGTCCCCTATAGACGTAAAAAAACCCGCCGTGGCGGGTAAAATTCGAGGTTATGCACTGGCGCCGCCCTGAAGCGCCGCGCTCGGTCGCTCAAGTGGCAGTGCGGCTTCCCGATCAATTATTAGACGCACCAAAGCGTGCGGCGACACATCGTCCCAGAAAGAGAAATGATTAAAACCGAGCGCTTCCCAGGAGCTGACGGAATACGCGGGTTGGCTTGCGTCGTCGTTTTGCTCACGCATGCGTTCGCTATGTTCTTCATGACCACCGCGGGCCTTTACCTCGCTGGTACGGGAAAAATTGGCGTTTGGCTGTTCTTCGTCCTCAGCGCATTCCTCCTGACTCACAAATTTCAGACTTCCGGTTTTTCAGCTTCCGTACTGGCCTCGTATGCTCTCGGCCGGGTGCTGCGAATTCTGCCGCTGTTCGCCATCGCTGTTGGCGTGTACTTCGTGCTGGGCACGGCCGGCATAGATTCCGCGCGAGACGTGTGGCTAGCTCTGACGTTTCAGAAAGGCTACGCGCATCTCTGGACCATCCCCGTCGAGTTCACCTTCTACGCTTGGCTCCCCCTTGTTGCAGCCCTCCTTATAGCGGCGCGCAAGCACAGCATCCGAACCGTGACGGGTGCCGCCGTCGCTCTGATAGCGATCCAGCAAGCGCTGTGGCCCTACTGGCGCACAGAAATCAACGCCATCGGGACACAGTGGTATCTGTCGAGCTTCACGATCGGTTGCTACCTTGCCACCATCATCAACGACGTGCGCGGCCGCATTTCCGACCGAACATCGAATGTCATCTGCGCTCTGGTCACTGCAGGGTTGGTGATGGGAAGCCCCGGCGCACGCCACGCACTTTTCGGCGTTCCCTACGACACGGCGCTGGCTGACAAATTCGTCTATATCAGCGCTGCCTGGGCATTGTTCATTGTCGCGACGATCGACCTTAAGGGCGTCTTCGGCCGCTTGGTCGATTCGGCGTTCATGCGCAAGATGGGCGCCTGGAGCTATTCCGTCTACCTGTTCCACTGGCTGGTGTTCATGCACCTGCAGACGAAATTCCAGGGCAGCCCGCTCGCCATGATCGCTGCCGTGGTCATCTCAATCTTCGTTGGTGCGGCTGCCTATCGTTACTTGGAAATGCCGCTTGAACGCTTCCGCCACCGACTGCAAGCGCGGTTCCTCGCGCGCGGCGAAGAGCCCCAGGGAATCGGTGCCCTAAAGCGCACGCCGCGCGCGTAGCCCCTCATGTAGCCGCCTGGAGTCAGGCAAGAATCTCCGCACCAGCCCGGAACAAGTCGTCGAGCTGCTCGCTCGTCCAACCCAACGCCTCGGCACCCGCATTCAACGCCGGGCTGGTGCGGGAAAACTCGGCAGCTGTTTCAAATGCGAGCCGATGCAGAGGATCGGTGTTCGGGTCACCGGCCCACGCTTCCACGTCGTGCAACAAACCCGCTTGCATTAACGCTGCCAATGCTTGGAAGCGAGAAATGACTCGCGGTGCGGTCGAAGCCGAAGGTGGATCAACCAAGACGGGTTGCCCATTCTCGTCAGCGGTTATCAACTTCCCAAACTCTTGTCCGGACAGAAGTTCGATGTACCTTTCTTCGCTGATTCCGATCGCATTTGCTGGGATGTCGGCGCCGTGAATGTCTTCTCGGTAGAACCCAACAGGACTTGCAGAGAAATAAATCATGATCAATACCCCAAAGCAATCCAGCGAACCGTGCCGTTCTGTCCGACGCCGGAAGGGTTATGCAAGTAAATCTCGCACTGCGACTTGCTCACCGATCGGTAAGCGGTGCACTTCGCAGCGGAATCAGTATCCGTGACACCGGTAAAGTTCGCAGTGGGAAACGCAATGGGAAATGTCACGATCACAGATCCGTTGACCGCGTTGGCGTTGCCCCATTGCATAATCAAGCCGCCCGGCAGCTTTTGGAATCCAGTCGCTCCGAGAGTCTGGTTCGCTCCCTTAAAAGCTTCCGCAAGCTTTTTCGGCGTCAGCGAACGCGTATCGTCAGTCTGCACCTGTGCTTGTGCCGTAGTCGCGACGCCAGTTGCCACTCTTGTCCAGTTGGCGCCCACGGCGCCCGGTGTGGTCAGGTTGTTGTCGATGTCGGACACATAAACGACCTCGCCGACCGTCACCTGCGCGCCCGCCGGCCACCCGCCGTCAATGGCTTGCCAGATGGCGAAGCCACGCAACTGAATTTCGCCAAGCCCCTCGGTGACCTCGCTCAGAATGCCGTTCATCTCCGCCCGGCCCACCGGGCGATAGTTGGGATTGTCGTTGGGCAGCTCGTAGTCGGGCGTCCAGCCGGCCTGTAGCGACACCTTGCCGTCGGGTTGGTCCGCAGTGGCCAACGCCTCTTTGTCGCCCGTCGCCGCGAACGGCGTCTTGTAGATCCTGGTAGCCATTTACGCTCCGAAGTTTCCGTTTTCGAAATTGAGGTGGTTCGGGCCGAAGCCCCAAGAGGGCCGAACCTGCACCGCCCACTTGATCCCGACCGTGGAGGGCCGGGGGAGAATGTCTGTCTTTTCCAGCAGGCGCCGCAGCCTGTAATCGGGCGTGCTCGAGAACATGAACGTGACGGTCGTCATGTCGTAGTTGTCGAACACAGAGGCCTTCCCGGCCCCGAAGACGCTTTCCAGCGCGCGATTGATGTTCGGCGAGGTCGGCCGCATGGTCAGCTGGAACCAGCGCAGCTTCAGCAGCTTGCGCGCAGACTCGATGTCGAGGCTCACCTGGCCATCGGCGGCGCGGCCGAAGTTCCCGTTTTCGAAGTTGGCGTTGCTGACTCCGAACCCGAACACGCCTTCAACGCGCCGCGGCGCGCCGATCTCAAGCGACACGCCCAGAATGCGCGCCCAGACCGAGAGTCCGAACTCGTTGGCCGTGTCCAGGTCGAAAACGTCCCGATGCCAGTTGCGCCAGAACTCCGCGTGGTGATCGTCGAGCCAGGCCTGATCGTTCCGCGCCAGCGCGACGGCGCGCGGGGCGCCCTCGTACTGCCATAGGATCGACCGCATCAGATCGACGGAGAAGTCGAATTGCTGCGTGCCGCTCATGTGATCACCACCTGGATGGAGCTGCGCTGCGTGCGCGCGATCTGATTGGGCGCGATCTCCATCGTGTCGGCCGACCAGGTGCCGGAACCGACAACCGAAAGCTCAACCTTCTTGACGAAGATCGTCGGATCTTGCTGGTTGACGGCGCTGGCGAGCTCGAAGGTCGACACATCGCTGCCCACCACAAAACTGACGTCTCCCTCGATGTCCCCGTTGACGTAGTTCATGATCAGGTCCGGGACGAGCTGCTGGACGTCCAGCGAACTCGCCCTGACGGTGACGCGGATGAGGAGAGCAATTTCCTCGGGCCGGTCGAACTTCACTTCGTACAGCCGGCCGTTCACCGGATCCGGGACCTGGACAACCACCGCGCCGTTGTATCCGCCGCCGACGGTCTTGGTCTCGAAGAGCGCCTGGGCCACTTCCTGATCGGTGCCGCCCTCAACGCATGCCCAGATGCTGTGCTTGCGCATTGGGATGCCGTCGATCACCTGGTCGACGTCGGCGTAATTCTCCAGGTAGTAGCACGAGCGAACGTCCTCGATGTCATACAGCCGTGAAACGATCGCCTCATTGATCGACGTCGTCTGCAGCGCCAGAGTCTGCGCGCGCCTCCGGCGCAAGAGGACGTCGTTCTCTTCCACCTGCCCAGGGATAGCCGCGGCCGGGTTGGTGATCGTCTCCCACCCCAGGACGCTGGAGGCCACCGTATCCAGGCCGCCCGGCGGCACGACAATTTCGCCGTCTTGCAGCGCCCGCAGATTGCCCATAGCAGCGCCGGCCGAATTCAGCACGACCGTCGTCACGAGTTCGAACTGCTCGCCCAGTGCGGTCTCCGCGATCGAGCCGGCGGGCACATTGGTGCCGGGCACGCCGCCCAGGATGGCCCCCACGATCAGCGATCGCACGCTGCTGCGGCGACGGCCGCCCGTCAGTGCCATGAGCGAGTCGAGGAACACGCCGCCGGCGAGCGCCGGATTGATCTGGTTGGCCAGCTCGGCGTTGTTGCGCGCGACCGCGTCACGCTCTTCTGTAATGCGCGTGATCAGCATGCCTTGTGGCGTTGCCGGGTCGGTGGGCATGTCGTCGCCGAAAACGGCTCGGAACTCTGCTTCCACCTGCGCGCGCGTCGTGGCCGTATCCGCGACGATGACGCCGCGATTGGCGATGAAACTGTAATCAGCCATTGATCGTTACCGTGCCGTATGTGGTTTGGAGCGTCGCCGTGTACTTCAACGCCTCGCCCTCGATCTGCGTGACGAGACTCACGATGCCAGTGACGTCCGGGGTATCCAGCAGGCGCCGGCGCAAGGACGCCTCGAACTGCGCCATGTTGGGCTGCTTGCTGAACGCCTCGCGCAGGAACGGGATGCCCTCGTCATAGGCATGGATCATCTCCGCGCGCGCCGTGGCCGCGAAGTGCTTGGCTTCCTGCGCCACTGCCTGAGCATCCGAAACCATCGCCAGGTTGCCATTGGGCAGCGTCACGAAGTCGTTGTCGTCGTCGGTCTGGAACGTGATCAATTGGGGGCTCCCGAGTTGCCGCTACCCGGCTGCACCCCGCTGTGGTTGTGGGTGCTTCCGATGTTCTTGCCGTTGTGGGTGAGCGTGCCGCCGGACATCGCCACATTCCCGCCGCTGGTGGCGACGTTGCCCTTGAACTCAATGTCCCCAATCCATTCCGTCTCAGGAATCTCCACCTTCGCTTTGGGCGCCTTGATCCGCACCTCGCCAGCGTGCAAAGAGATGCAGACCGCACCGTCCAGAGATTGCAGCACCAGGGCGTCGGCGTTATCGCCAGCGATCGCCCAATCCTTGATCGTGTCGGGAAAGAACATCGCATCCGAGAACGAATGAAGCCGCTCCGTGTTCGGCCAGTCTTCCCGGCCGCCGCGCTGGAACATCAGGGACACGTCGCGGTCGTTCGCCTTCAGCCACCCGAAATCACCCGGCTTGATCGGAAACCGCATGAAGAATCCCCCGCCACCGAACCGAAACACCGGGATGTTCGGGATGCTGCCGCGGGAGATCTTCTGCCCGTCCGTCGTGCCGACCATGATCAGCGGCTTGACGACTGCCCTGTTCGACGCGTCGTCATAGGACACGACTTGGGCCGGCAGCATGTCGTCCAGGTTCTCGCGTATGAACGAGCGGATCCAGGACTTCAAGACGCCCGATAGGCTTCCATCGTCGGCGCCGTCGATATCGGGGGCTACAGTCGGCTGCATGTCGCTTGGTAGAAGAATGGGTCTTCGTGGCTGGCCACGTCGAACTTGAGTTGATCGATCTTGTAGTCGCCATTTAGCGACCGGTTGAACTTGCTCTCCAGGCGCAAGGTGCCGCCCAGGACCGACTCGCCGTCGATCAGATAGGTCACCTCCACGCCCTTCTCCGTGGCCTTCGGGATGCCCACCATGCCGCTGTTCATGTTGAGGATCTTGACCCGGCCACGCACGGCCTTGTCGAAGTCCTGCACGATCAGCCGGGTGTCATCCACGAAGGCTCGAACTCCGCCGGCCTCCGCCAAGCGGTTCACCTGCCCCAGCGCGCCGCCGGTGTAGGTGTAGTTCGCAATCAGCTTGTCCAGGGCCTGAAAATCGAGCGTGGCGCCAATGTCGGTAGCCACCGCCGAGGCGATGGCTGAAAGCTTTGAGGTCGCCTGCGCGCTCTTTGACACGACCGTGCCGTTCGCTGCATTGCCGGTCTTGGACTTCAAGACGATGTCCACGTCCGGCGGGCTGCTAGGCTCCGCGCTGATGATGTCGCCCGTGTAGACCTTGAACAGGCCGGTGGATACGCGCCCCACTTCCACAACCAGCCGCTTCGGCGTCCGATTCTTGTTGAACGGGCTTGTCTCGGTCAGCAGGAAGTCACGTGTCTCGCTGCGCAGGTTCGAGATGGTCACGCTGCACTCGTTCTGCGTAGCGTTGGCGTACTTCGTGCCGCTCGCCTTGATCCGCATCCCATCCGCGGCGCTGTAGTAGTTCATGCGGCCGGATACCTCGACCCCGATCCGGATGGCGCGTAGGTCAATCATCGATGCCAACCTCCGCCGGCTCCAGGTAGATCAGTGATTGAGACCGCCCGAACTCCTCCCACCATGGCAGTTCGCCGTCCCGGGTTAGGATGGCGAAGTTGCCCTGGTGGCTCAGGTAGCGGTACGGCAGGATGGGGAATTCAGCGACGATCCGCTGGCCACGGATCAGGTCGACGCCGTCGCGGCGCACGTCAGCCAGCATGGTTCCGACCGCAACCTTGATTGTCAGCTCCCACAGGACGCCGTTGATCGTGGTCGAGAACGTCTGGTTCGGCACCGCCAATAGGCTGATGTCTCTCAATTAAACACCCCGCTCAAAACGCTGCCCTTCCGCTCGGTCGCAGGTCCAGATTCTTGGGACGTCTGCTGACCGCGCTTCACGGTGCTTGACTGGCTTTTGTCCTCCACCTTCGCCGGCGGCAGCTCGCCGAACTCGGGCTTGACTTCGATCCACTCCTGCAACCGGATTGGGACATTGATCGCCATGCCCAGCTCAGGCGTCTCGTCGTGCGGCATGTCCACGATCAGCATGCTCTCGTAGGACTTGACCTTCGTCTGGACGGTCAGAAGCTTGTTCTGGTCGAACGCCTGACGCAGCGATTCGAACTGATTGCGCGTGTCATCGACCACCAGGAAGTCGATCTGGATCTCAGTCAACTCGCGCACGACATGGTCGGATCGCTCTGTTCCATCCTCGACCGCAAACTTGGTGGCCCGCTTCGTCTCCCTCACCGCGACGCGCATTGGATGGGCGGACGCAAAGAGGGTTTCGAAGCTCTCAGCATCGAGGATCGTCACCTGCTGCTGAGTGGACGTCGAAAGGCTGTCTGATAGCTGCATTACCGCCCCATCCCTGTAGCAGACTCGGCGTGTAGGTTCTTCAACTGATTCTCGAACTCGCCACCGAGAGATTGGCTGATACCCTGCGCATCGGTCGCCTGCGTTTGTACGGTGATTTGGCCGACCTGCAAGTTGGTCTCGTTGTGCGTATTGCTGGCGTTCGAGATCGCGTTGGATGTGATCGAGTTCACGGGATTCGCCGCGGCGGTATCCAACGAAGCCCGAGCCGTGTTCACGTTCTCAGCCATCTTCCCCTCCGCATGGATGGGATTCGCATCGACCTGACGCATCGGCTCCCGGCTCTGCGCAGGCGGTTGGGCCTGCGCGAATTCCGTACGAGGCGGTTCGGCCTTCGGTCGAGCGCCGCGACGCCATCGAGGATCGTTCTGCACGGCAGGAAGGTCTTCCACCTCCGCGCCTTCTGCCGCGCGCTTGTTCTCAGCGGCCTTGGCCTCGGCATCCGCCACGCCTTTATTTACGGTCGAAGAAGTGACCACAATGTCGTCGCCGCCGCCAAAGCCAAGCCACTTCCCGATCTTCTTGATGACCGAGGAGACGCTATCAAATATTGTGCCGATGTATGCCCAAGCGCTCTTCACCACCTTTACGATCGCGTCGAAGATGTTGCCGATGCTGGCGCCCAGCGCCGAGAATGCGCCGATCGCCCTCTTCGGAAACCCTTTGATAGTCTCCCAAGCTGCGTCGATAGCCTCAACGACCCACTTGAACGCGGCTTTTACGGCCTCAGCCATCGCCTTGACCGTTTCGCCGACGATCGGATACTTCTCCGAGATCTGCCCGATGAGCGAGTCATTCCCGTCCAGGAAGTTCATCACGTCGTCGTACAGCAGAGCGAAGAGCGCCACGACCGCAGCGATCGGCGCCGCCACCGCCAGGAACGGGGCGATCAGGGCCCAAACCGCCGCGGTGGCCGAGACCACCGCAGGCAGGAACATGGCCGTCAGGATCGCCGTCAGACCGATGAAGAAGCCCTTCACGAATGTGTCGTGACGATTCATCCAGGACACCACCGAATCCAGCTTCTGTATGAACCAGGTGATCGCCGGCAGGATCCAATCCACGATGCCGCTCGTCGCGACGCCGGCGCTCTGCTTCAGCTTGGCCAGGGTTTCGGAGTAAACCCGGACCCGCTCAGCAGATTCCTTCGTGACGACGCCCTGCTCTTTCTGCACGCGCAGCATGCGCTCGACTTCCTGGCGCCCCTTCAGCAGCAGCTCCACCGATCGGTTGTCGGTAATGCCGAGCTCCTTGATCCGGAAGACGGCCTGCTCGCGGCCCATCCCTTCGACGGCGCCGGCCAGCTCGACCATGCCCTGCACGGCGTTCTTCGCGTTGCCGTTGACGTCTTTCAGGCTGATGCCCAGCGCCTTGAAGGTCTTGGCGCGCCCAGATTCCACATCTTGCAGCGCCTCGCCGATGGACTCGGCCATGTCGGTCAGCGAATCACGCGCGCCCTGGGCGTCGCCGCCCATCCGCTCGATGGCCTTGCCGAACGCGTCCACGTCCTCGATCGCCACGCCCAGCGCGTCGCTGGTGTTGCGGATCTGCTCGACCGTCTGGACGTGGTTGTTGAACGTGTCCAGCGCTTTGGAGGCGGCGACCGTGGCCAGGATGGCGGCGCCGATCCGGGTGAATGCCCCCTTGATCTTCTCCTCCATCAGGCCGGCGCGCCCCTCGGCGGTCAGCATCGACTTCCCGAACTCGTCGGTCTTCTTCTCCGACTTGTCGATCTCCTTGTTCAGCTTGGAGTTGTCGGCGTCGATGATGTACGTCAGGGCGTCCAGCAAGGCCATGTCACTTCCTCTTTTCCGCTTCCATCGCGCGGATTTCGTTGACCTTGTTGGTCGTGGCGATTTCCCAGAGGTCCATCGCCTCTTCCAGGTCTATTTCTGTTTTGAGCTCGACGAGTCGGGCGAGGCCTGAGCTGACAATTGATCCAATAAAGGGGTCAGCATTGGCATAATCGAGTGGAGACACTTTTCCAGCAGGCAGTCGAGGAAACCGCGCTGCCCGCCGAGTCCGAAAAAACCGGTGTTCTCCTCGATCATCTCGATTTCCAGCTTCATCAGCTGGATCCCGTCATCGACATGGTTGTCGATCAGCGCCGCGGTGTGCAGCCGCTGCTCGCGCCCGTCCAGATCCACCGCCACATAGGCCATAAGCTTTTTCATGACCTCTTCGGAGGTCTGGTAGTCGCCCAGCTTGGGAATGTTCGAGAGCGGGTACTTGGCGATCACCTCTCGCGCCACCGTGGCCGGCAGGCGGGAAATGGTGAATGCCTTCTCCACGCCATCACGGTTCTTGACCATGACGACGCGGGGTTTGATCAGGTCTGCCATGGCGGGCCCTTACGCGCGGGTGCGGGAGAGGTTTTGGAAGGCGAAGGTGTAGGACTTCGACTTGATGCGGCCGGCCGACGCCGGCGAATTGCCGGGCATGCCGTTGGTCATCTTGCCTTCGCTCAGCGTCAGGCTGGCGCCGTCCGGATAGGTGGCCACCAGGGTGATCTCGTCGCGCGCGTGCCGCTTGTTCTTGGCGGCCCGGTTTGCTTCGAAAATCACGGCGAGGTTGTTGTCCTCTTCGCTGCCCGGAATGACGTTCAGCGTGATCGTGATCGGCGTCGGGGCGCTGAAGACCACCAGATCGCCATTCACGTTCATGGCCGGCGTGGCGATGTCGATCGCCGGGATGTCGAACGGATCCGCGTCGTCTGCGAACGCGGTGATGGTGAACCCGGACGGGAAGGACTCGCTGGCCACGCAGCGCACGGCTACGCCGATAGCGGAAGTATCGTACATGTCTGATCCTCAAAAGAAAGGCGGCCCGCAGGCCGCCCGAAGTGTTGTTTTGCCCGGTCAGACCAGGTTGTGCGAACCGTCGACCTTGCGGACCATGTCGCCCTTCGAATAGACCAGCGTGTACTTGGCCGTGAACTCCGTGACGCCGGACTCGCCCGTCTCCTGCTCGATGCTGACGTCGTACCAGTAGCCGTTGTCCTGCACGTCGTGCCAGGCCAGCGGATCATTGGTGAGCTGAGTGACGGCCACCTTCTGCAGTTCCGTCAGCGTCTTGCCGATGAGGATCGTGCCGTTGTTCAGCGCCTTGTTGACGCCGCCCTGGATGATTGCCATGACCATGCCGCGGCCGTCGTTGTTGGCCGGGATCTTGTTCGTGGTGAGCAGCAGGCTCATCAGCTGGGCCGTCATGTACGCCTTGAGCCATTGCTCGTTGGCGTGCACCGACATGTCCAGGGGCGCCGTCGCGCCGCCCATCAGGTAGCCGCGCTGGAAGAACGAGATCTTCTGGCCGGCGCTGGCGGTCTGGCCGTAGTAGTTGACCCGGCGCGCGTCGTAGAAGTCGGCCATCTGGTCGTCAGTCACGTCGGACGTGAGCGTCACGCCGGACTGCCGGAACATGTAGTTGATGGTGCCGTTGGTCCGGTCGTAGTCCGTGGCCGCCATCACCGCCATCGGCAGGGCTTCCTTGTACTCGCCGGCCGTGCCGTTCAGGATCAGGCCGTTGGATGCTGTGCCGATCATGGCCGCATTCCAGGCGTCAGCCGTCACCGAATCCACCGACCAGAACATCTGATACTTCACGTTCTCGCCGGAGACGTACTCGGCCAGCGGAATCGCGTCTTCCAGGTCCACCGCAACGCCGAACGACGCCGAACCGAACGAGTCGGTCACATTCTCAGCCGCGCGGAAGGCCTCCAGGGGCGACATGGCGACCGATCCCGGGGAACTGATCGCCTGGGCGCCCTGCAGCGCCAGCATCGCGCCGATATCGCTCCCGGTGGCCGGCGACACCACGATTGCGCCCGGGCCCGTCGCGGCCGACTCCACCGTGAAGGAACCGGCGATGGCGTCATAGGAGACGGTCGCGGCGGTGCCGGTTTGGGCCGTGGCGGCAGTGGCGATGGCGGTCGTGACCAGCTGCGCGACGTTCGTCAGGCTCGTCGCGCCGGACAGATCCACGTCCGTCAGGGCATAGGCGAACTCGCCCACTTTGATGTTCATGGCGCCGGCGGACAACGCCTGAAAGTCCGCCAGGTTGGCCGAGATGCGGTATCCGTACACGCGGCCGGGACGGGCGACGTCGGGATAGGCCGCGAACTGAAGCTCGGGCGCCTGCGAGGCGGGCGCCGGGCTGACGTAGGAGAAGTACTGCCGGGCGAACGCCGCTTCGGGCGAGTCCGAGCCGAAGTAATCGTCGGCGCCGCCCGGGCGCACCGAGACGATCTGGCCGACGGGCACGCGCGGGTCGGTGGTGAAGCGCCGGCCGGTCAGCTGCTGCTGGGCGACGGCATTGGCGCCGATCACCGCACTGATGATCCGGACGTAGCGAGTCATCTTGATGGACATGTCTTTTTCCTCAAATGCGATGGATGCCCGGCGCAACCTGTTGGATGTGTGCCGTGGCCTGGGTGATGTTGCGGTGGTGGGTGAAGATGACGGTGAAGTTCGGGTTGAATTCGAAGTTGTCCCGGTCGTTCACGAACGACGGCGTCACGATGTCGGTCGCGCGCTGTACGCCGATGCCGGCCGCCGTCATGGCCTGCGTGAACTTCATGGACTGCAGCAAGCCCCGGACTACCGACAGGACGTCGGAGGCCAGCAGCTGCTCAGGCGCCGCCAGGTCGTCCTCGACGAATGCCTGGAACTGGTACATCGACTCGTTGATCTGGGATTCCGTCGCCGTCAGCGCCGCGCCGTCGTCGTGGTACTTGCGCGACTGCCACCCGCGCTTGCCGCGGCCGACCGGAAAGAAGTAGATGCCATCGTCGACGCGGCCCTGCTTCGTGGGCTGGAACGCCGCAAGGACTGGCAGCGTCACGCCCTGCTCCGGCAGCAACGCCAGCAGCGCAGCGCGTACTGTGGCCTCGAGTTGCTTCTGCTTCATGCCGGCCCCACGTCAACGCATAGAATGCCGCGCCAGCCGTCCTGGGTATACCAGTCGGCACTACCCACAACGTCATGCCGGCGTCCGCCATAGATCAGCTGGTCTGGCGCCGCGCCGCGCTGCACGTTTTCCACTGGGTGGGACGTGTACAGGTTGAAGTAGCGCTTGGCGGTATCCAGGCCCAGGTCGCGGATCGTCGACTCGCCGACCGGCTGCCAGGAACCCTGGATAGGCTGCGGCGGCTCGTACTCGTTGACCCATTGCCCCCGGGCGTTCTCGGTTCGCCCCTTGAACTTGAGCCAGACCGGCGCCTGTTGCGCGATCACGCTGGCGGCCAAGCCCAGCACGTTGATTCCTGGAATCACGATTTATCCTCCACGACGTGGCTGACGGACTGGATCATCTGGCCGGTGTCGACCAGGGGCTTCTTCGATACGCCAGGCGTTTTCTTTCGGGCCTGCCGGGCTTCCAGCGTCGTCTGCTTCAAGGGCGGCGTCGTCAGCAGCGAGATCGTCCGGGCGATATCGCCGGCCGACCGCGCGCCCAGCGCCTCGAACGCCTGCCCGACGTCGACTTTCCCGTCGATGGCTCCGCGAACAGCCCCGGCGATCTGACGGCCCCATTCCGCCTTCTTTTGTTCGGCGGTGGGGCGCATGAACGGCCGCGCCGGAATGTTGCCCTGCGGATAGCCGTATTCCTGGATTGCGGCCACGTAAGCGACAGGCGTCCCGTCCGGGTACGTGGCCTCGGGGAAGAAGCCGACACGTATCTGCTTGCCGCCGACGTTCTTCAACGTCGCCTGCAGCTTCTCCGTGCCGCCCTTGCGCACCACCTTCATCGAAACCTTCCCCCGCGGATGGACAGGCCACCCACGTTGCGAAACGCCGCGCGCTCGGGCAGGCCGCCGACGTACACCCCGCCAGCCGCGCAGCTCTTGGACAGCGCCAGGAACTGCTGGCCGTATGGCGTCAGGTTCAGCCAGTGCGACCAGGAATCGGTCGCGGGTGGCGCCTGGAACGACACGCTCACCTTGTCGATGGTGGCCGACGCCAACGCGCCTGGCGCGCCGCCATTGCCGGCCTCGGCATTCAGCCGCAGTTGCAGCAAGTGGGCCGTGATCAGCATCCACAGCTGCTCGTTGCACTGACAGCCGCGCCCGCTGGTGTAGCACTGCACCCATTCCGCCACGGCCCGCACCACGTCATCCGGGACGGCGCTGAACACGGGGAACAGGATCCGGAACTTGTCCAGCGGGAAGTCCATATCAGGCCTCGGCGTCTTTGACCTTGGCGCCGCCGGCGTTGCGCTTCTTGGCCGTCTCCGGGGTGTCCTGGGCGGCCTTGTCCGCGGGTGCCAGGTTGCGTGCAGCGAAGGTTTCCGCGTCTTGCTTATCGTGGCTGGCCGATACGAAGCCGTTCTTCGAGTGCGCCTTGAACACGAGGTTCTCCTGCAGCAGGTTGAACTCGTCTTCCGAGACGGCGGTGACCATGCCCTTGGGCGTCACCAGTTGCTTGTTGGCCACGTTGGCCTTGCCCGTGACCAGGACCGACTTGCCGTTCTTGAGCTGGTAGCGCTGGTCGTTGCTGAGCGTGCTGTAGATATAGATGCGAGACATTTCGACTCCAGAAATGACAAGGGTCGGGTTTCCCCGGCCCTCTGTTCAGTGCGCGACGATCAGGACGCGCTGATGGTCCGGCGGGCGAACGCCCAGGGGCGCAGCACGAAGATGCCCGCCGTGGCGTTGATGGCGTCTTCGATGTAGCCCTTGATGCGGTTCTCGCTGCCCAGCACCTGGTAGCGCACCGGCACGGCCTGGATCAGGCTGGCGCCGGTGATGTCCGACTCGTCCTGATCCGCCGCGTTCTCGACGAACAGATAGGCCACATCCAGGCCGCCGTTGGCGTCCTTGAATTCGGCCGTCGTCACCACGCGCACGTTCGGGAAGTTCTCGTTCAGCCATTGGCGGAACGTCATGCCCGAGGCCGCCGGGCTGTACACGCTGAAGATCGAGCGGTAGCCGGTGGGCAGGACCAGCACCAGGCGGGCCGTGTCCTTGAGCTCGCCGCCCATCTGGGTTTCGAGCTGGTTGTACATGCCGGTGAACTCGGCGACCAGTTGGTCGAAGTTCGCGGTCAGCCACGGCGTGGTGGCCGAGACGAAGGCCGGCAGGCTGGGATCGTTCAGCAGGCCGTACACGTTCGTGTCGGGCTGGTTGAAGCCGTAGAAGCCGACCTGGTTGCGGCTGATGTCCAGCGACTCGGTGGCGGCGCGGCGCTTTTCGTCCGCCGCTTGGTAGCCGATGGCGGCCTGGCGGGCGTCTTCCAGCTTGCCAACCTGGAAGCCCTGTTCGAAGCGCACGATGCCGCGCGATTCGATGGACTGGCGGTAGTCGGCCAGCGGGATGTTGGTCGTGTCGCCGTACAGCTCGGCCTTGGCGGCCGGCTCAGCGACGCGCAGGCTGATCAGCTCGTCTTCCCAGCGACCGACCGTGGTGATGCCCGCGATCTCGTCGATGTTGCGCACCTGCGTGACGACGCGAAGCGTGCCGGGGAGCCAGGTCTGAAGCATGTGCGACAGCATCGCGCCGTTCGTGACGGCCGGGCCGGTCAGGGCCGAGTCCATCGCGCGCAGGCCGACGCCCAGGTTCTCCAGGTCTTCGAAGCCGATCTTGGCATCGCTGCCCAGCTTGACGGCGCCGCGCGCGAGGGCCAGGCGGCCGCTCATGTGCATGTGCACCTTGGATTGAGTTTTTGCCATGATTTCTGGTTCCTTTCCGATCAGGCGCCGGCCGGGGTGGGCAGGACCACCAGGCCATTGAGGGCGATCACCGCCAGACGCGGAGTCTCGGCGCTGGGTTCGTGGCGGGCGATGTGCGCGCCGGGGATGACGGTTCCGGTCTCGCCGGCCGAGATGATGCCGGTGGCCGGATCGAAGGACACGGGATCGCCGATGTTGCCGTCGTTGCCCAGCTGAACGAAGACCTCGCCCATGGTCAGAAACTCGCCGACCGTGGCGTTGCGCGCGTAAGCGACATCGATCGCGTACGCCTTGGGGTTGATCAGAATGCCGGCGAAAGCGCCATCGCCGCCGGCCTGCACCTGCTCGAACGTGCCGCGGCCGGAAGGCTGGCCGGCCACGTACGTAAAGGCGCGGCCGAAGACGTTGTTCGCCTCGGTCGCCGAGTCGATGATCGCCGAGGCGGCGCGGGTCGGGCCGTCATGGCTGATATTGCCCGGGATGCCGGACAGCAGGTGGGTTCGTGCGGTGTTCGGGATCATTTCTTTTCGCCCCAGACTTTGGCGGCCGTGTCTTCGGCGCGCACGGTTTTGGAATCGCCGACGATCTTCTCGGCGTCGGATTTGGCGGCCTGCAGGTAGCCTTGCAGCACCGCGAGTTCGGCGCCGTCCTGCGCCTTCAGGCCCAGCTTCTTGACGGCGTACTTGGCGACGTGGTCGGCCGAGACCAACAGCGCGCTGTCGAAGGCGCCGATAAACGGCGTCACGCGCTTGACCAGCGCGTCGCGCTCGGCGATCTGCTTGATCACCGCGTTGGCGTCATTGGCCTTCACCTGGGTCTGCAGCGTGCCGATCATGCCCATGACCTGGGCATCCGCAGCGCGCGCTGCGATCTTGTTCTTGGCGGCGCCCAGCTTGGCCAGGGCGGCGTCCAGGGCCTTCTTGCTGTCGGCCGTGGGGGCTGCCTTCACTTCTTCGGCGGCGGCCTGCACTTCCTCGAGCGCGGCCGTCACTTCCTCGATGGCAGCCGTGGCCGACTCGACGGCACTGGTCGCCTGCTCGGCGGCCGCTGCCGTTTCTTCGACGGCGTCCTTCTCTTCCGTCGTGACGGCGCCGGGGGCCGCCGGCGCTTCCGCGTCCGTGACAGCCTCCTTCGTGGGATCGTTGTCCGAGACAGCGGCAGCTTGTTCCGCCAAGATTTTCTCGATCAACGCCCGCAATACTTGTTCCATTTCGGGGGTGATTTCCATATTGATGAACTCCGCTGAGTCGTATGTGATGGTGAGGCAGTCCTGTACAGCCACGTCCGGCCCCGTCCTGCCCTCTTTCACGGATGCCAGATGATTGAATCGAATGTCGCGCTGGATGGCGTCGTATTGCATGCCATCGAACACGCCTTCGCTGAATTCGTATCGACAGCGGTAGCTGGGCGACAACTCCACCTTGCCGCGGTCGATCAGGTTCTTCATGAAATCCGAGTAGGCCCGGATGCTGTTGCGCAGGTAGGGGTACTCGAATCGCGCCGACTCGCCCGTGGTGCCCTGCACGCCCTTCTTCTCGGCCGGCGTTCCGTCCACCCCGAGGAACTCGTGTTCGTCGATCCACGGCACCAGGTTGGCCGAGGCGATCGTTTCCGGGTTCTCCAGCTCTTCCTGTGGCCGATACACCCGGTAGACACGGTCCGCATCAGGCGCGCCGATCTCGCTACCCAGGTACGAGAACACCCCCACCTTCGTGATCGGGTTGTCGCGCACAAGCAGGTAGCCGTTGACGTCAGTTTGTCGCTTGCTCATCGAGGTACTCTGTAAAGTCGATGACCGGGCGCATGCGGCACCGGCAGTTGATCAGCTCGCCAGGGAAGCCGCGCTGCCCTGTCCGCTTGTCGATGATGGGCGGGTTGTCCATGCTGAACGTCTGCCCGTCGTACTGGACGTGAAGCGATCGCGGTTCGGCGCCGCCTCCGCTGTGGATCCATTCGAACTGCTTGACGCCGGCGGCCTTCATCCGCTCCTCGTTCATGGCGGACGTGATCTTGCGCGTCTGATCGACCGCGATCAGCTTGGCGCGATTCCGGGTGACCTGGTTGAGATTCTTTATCTCATCGAAGATCTGCCCGCTGCCCTGGCCGCCTGACTGGATCGACCGCATGACGATGCCCTGGATCCGGTCCTGGAACTGCGCCGGGATGCTCTTGATCAGCCCGACGTTCTCCGCCGTGCTGGCCAGGACCTTGTCGTACAGGCCGGCCGGCATCTGGAACGTCTTGATGGTCAGGCCCCCGGACATGTCCCGCAACGATGCGCCCAGGTTCTGCTTGGAGAACCGGTCCACTTGACCGATTGTGCGGTTCGCGAGCGGGCCCGCCTTCTCGGCAAAGGCCTTGCTCCACTTGCGGCCCAGCTCGGCGAGGATGCGGCGCGCCTGGGTGGTCACGCTCTCGTCCTGCGTGACCTCGGGATTGCCGCGGTAGAGCCGGCGCAGCGCCGCGTCGTAGTCCGCCAGCATGCCGTCAATCATCGACTCCATGCTGGCGCGGTACCGGCCCTCAACTGCGACCGGGTACGCCAGCGCCGAGCCCTTGAACTGGCTGGCCTGTTGCTGCTGCCCCCACGCCTGGCGCCGCTTCGTGACCATTTTCTTCGGCATCTACGAACTCGGCGTCTTCAAGGTTGTGGTAATCGCCTTCGCGGTCTTCGCGCAGGCGGTTGCGGATGTCTTCCGCATCGACGGCGCCAGTGTTGAACAGCGCCACGTCTCGGTCTGCCTTGATCTTGTCGATCTCGGCCCATTCCTTGGCGGTCGGGCTGTCCACCGGCATCCACTGGATGGCGATCTCGGCAGGCAGTGCAATCCCTTCGGACTTCGCCAGCAGCCGGTAATGCGTCTCCAACAGCGGCGTCATGTCGTTGGACTGGATGCTCTCCAGGTCTTCCCGGTACGTCGATTCCTCGTAGTCGCCCGATGCGTTGAAGCCCTTGGGCTGCGTGCCGAGCAACTTCGTCGCGGGCACGCCCGCTACAGAGGCCGAGAGCTGGAACTGAGTCATGATGACCGTGTCCACGTCCCCCAGCGCGGTGTCGAACTGCTGGATGGTCTCCTCGGCGCCGCCGACGCGCACGCCGTAGTTGTCCCTGAAGGCGACCCATTCCGCCAGGTTGGTTTCCAGCGCCTCGCGATTGGTCAGGGCCGCATCGCCGACGTTCAGCGACGTCAGCCGCTTAGTCATGAGCAGCTGCGGGCCCTCGTTCGCGCTGCGCTCGGCCGCGTAGGCGCGCTCCATCATCCGCTGCGGGACGCTCACCCCGAGGTAACGGTAGTGCGGCTTCAGGTAGTCCGGCACCGGGTACGGTACGAAGATGCGCAGGTGGGACTTGTGATAGACCCGCTCCTTGATCTTCCAGAACGTCGGCTCGTAATAGCTTTGGCTGGCCGGGTCGTTCAGGTTGTCCTCGGTCAGCACCGGCGTGACCCAGTTCGGATCGATTTGAGACATACCCCGGTACGTGCCTGCCTGGACGCCATCCAGGTTGAACGGCGCCTTGTAGTACTCCTCGGGGTTGGCCGCCTCGACGTCGAACAGCACGATCCGGCCGCCGTACACGCGCCCGAAGTGCACCAGCTCGCGTAGGTGGCGCTTGACCGCGTACTTCTTGTCGCCAGCCATCAGGCGGGCCGAAGTCTCGTCCGAGCCGCACGTCAGCAGGTAGCCATTGCGCACGGCGTCGCGCGCCGGCATGTTGCAGGCCTTGTCGATCAGCCAGTTTGTCGCGAGCATCGCGCACGCCTGGTAGCCGATGAAGATGCTGCCTGCCGCGTAAAAGCCGAGCTGCGCCTCGTTGACCGGCGTGAAGCTGGCCGTCTTGGGTGTAGGGCGCTCGCCGATGTAGCCGTTGTCCGACGCGACCGTGGGTGCGCCCGTGGGCTGCTCGAAGGCCGGCATCTCGAAACGAGTCTGCACCTTGTCGCCCAGGGGATGCGTGGAGAACAGGCCGCGCCGCTTGGGCGCCTGCGCGGGCTCTTTGCTCCGTCGGAACAAGTTGAAAAGGTGTTTCATCCGAAGAATCCGCGCTTGCGCTTGATCATGGGCTGCAGCGCATACCGCGCCGCGTCCATGTAATGGTTGTTGGCGTCCACGATGTCCGTGAGCACGTCGCCCGTCAGGCGGTCCACCTTGTAGCTGTACAGCCTCGCCTCGCGCAGGATCTGCACGCAACGCGGGTGGATGACGATTTCCTTGTACGAGCGCAGGTGGGCAATGCCATCCTCCACACTGCCCTTCCACTTCTCCACGCCTTGCAGCCGTGGCAGGCTGGCGCGCTGTCCATCCCTGCCCTTGCTCTTGACGTGGCTGATCGTCTCCGGCCTGGCAGAGTCCGCACGGGTCACGTGCTGCTCAATGCCAGGCAAGCGGGCGATCATGAACTCGGCGATGTCGTCGTTCTCGAGGCCAATCTTGCCGGCCTCGTACTCCACCCACAGCCGGTGGTCATGCACCCACAGCTTGACGCCGGCCGTCGGGTCTTGGCTGAAGCCCCAGTCCAGACCGAAGTACGGACCGTCCCAGCCTGCCGCCGGGTCGAACTCGGCAACCCGGTACTTGCCGGCCAGGATCTGCGCCTCGCTGTTCTCGCGGTAAGCGCCGTCCCAGATCCAGGCATACGTCTGATCGTCCAGGCGTTTCCGGTCGTTGCGCCGCTCCTGCTCCAGCACGTCTGGGAACCACGGGTTGTCCGTGTAGTTCAGCTCGACGAGCTTGGAGTTCGGCGGCGGGCTCTTGACGAAGCGCAGGTCCGTCGGGCTTCCATCCAGCTCCGGGTTCCAGGTCAGCCAGACCTCGGAATCGTTCTCGCGAACCGTCGGCAGCAGCTTCTGGTACGCGATCTCGCTGACGTTCTCCGCCTCGTCGATCCATGCGATCAGCACCCGCGCCTTGGACTTGATGCTGTCCAGGTTGTGTCGCAGGCCCGTGAACGTGTAGGACACGCGGCGATTGCGCGTCCGAATGAACTTCTCGCCGATATCGAAATAGGCATCGAGCCAGGGAACGGAACGTATGGCCTGCTTGACCTCCTCCATCGAGGAGTCTTCCAGGCTGTTCATGTACTCCCGGCCGCACAGGATCACGCCAGAGACGCCGGCCTGGGCGAACATGTACGCCCGCACCGCCGTCATCAGCGCGAAGCTGCGCGTCTTTGCACTACCCCGTCCACCCTTGGCCCCCCTGTACCGTGCCGCCCCGGAGAACACCGGTATCAGCTTCGGGGGGAGTTGGATTTCAGCCGTCGTCACCTGGGGCAACCAATTGGATAGTCGTCGGCATAGTCGGAATCGGACCACCATTGGGGCCCGAATGCTCGACACGGTCCTTGAACATTCCAAGGTGCCGGCCAAGCATCTCAAGGTTCTTGGTCTTGTCCGGCCACCGAATCTTCTTGAGCATCCCTATCATGGCGCGCTCATCACCCGTGCCCTCGAATAGCTCCGAGAGATCAAAGCCGGACAAGTACTGGCGCCAGACCCTGGGCCACTCGCTAACCGGCTTCAACTCCATCCGGTCGGTCATGATGTCCAGCACGTCCATTTGATCGATTTCGACCATTCGAGCCAGGACGTAATCGGCGTCTACCTTCACGCGGGATGACCGGTCATGCTGAGCTTTGGCAAGCGCAGCAGCGACCTCAACTTTTCTCAACAGGCGTTCGCCTTGAGAAGAGGCTGTCTTCTGGCTGTACCCCGCCCTGATCGCCGCTTGCGTGGCGTTGAGGTCAACGAGGTACTCATCCACGAAGCGGCGCTGTTTGTCTGTCAGCGCCATAAAAATTCCAGGAAGGTCCACATGTAATCTATTATTACGATATGTGAATAGTTTTGGACCAAGCTAAATGCTCTGCAACAACACTCTTTTCGAGCGCCGCCTTCTTAAGACAAAGCGCAAGATTGAACGGGATGCGTGGGAAGCCAACGCGGGCGTCGTAAGCTGGGGTCTAGCGGAAGATCGCATCTTCAGAATGCTTCAGCAGCTATCTGTTCGGGCCGAGCAACTAAAGATGCCGTATTCGTACTACGTTAGCAGGGTCGAACCCGGGGACCAGAATCCTGCTACGAGACAAATTCAAATTCAGGCCGTCCACAGGGTCCGTGTTCCGACCAGCGCTACTGCCTACCAAAAGAGACCGGATCCAGACAAATCGGGCGACGCAGATTTGGCTATGGCGCGATATTGGCTACGACCACATTGCCGCGAGTATGAAGTCGAAGAGCCTGCAACGCTGGCATTTTCTTGCACGAACACAGGCGCCGTATTTGTGACCTGCTACCCTCATCGGAGTAGCAATGGCCACCTGATAAATGAGAAGAAGCATTTTTTTCTAGGACACTTCCGCTCTGCAGCCGAAATTCCATCTCTCGTCGGCCAGCAACGCGTCGACAAAATGATCAGCCAGTTTCTCCGCGTTCAGATTGCGTCGACATGGGCTGGATCGCACTTGGGCAATGAACAAAAGTTCATTGCGAAACTCAAGGAACTCGATGCCGCCATGAGTGGCGCCTTTAGCAGCCAGCGCGAAAAGCGTCTCGAAGCGCTCCGCACTCGACTGCTCTATCAAACCGCTACCGCTGCCGCCCTAGTTGCAGTATCAATACAGGAATTCGCGAAGTTCTTTCAGGCCGGAGGAACACCAAACCTGTGGGGCGGAGCGGTGATGCTAGCCGCGGGAGTGCTCATCGCCCACTACTCACAGCGCAACCTCAAAGGTTAGGACTGGGCCTTTCAACTTGGTAGGACGCTGAGCGAATCTCGTCTGTGTCCGCGCGCCCTAACGGCGAGAATGTGAAGTCTGGCTGCCGGTGCCCAACTGACAGTTCGCCCTGGCCCCTGCCCCCCGGGGGGTGTAACAACACTTACTTCAATGTAAGCGTCCAATGCTACGGTCGAGTTTCCTTCCCTACAGGAGACATAGAATGGCTGCTTACATTATCGGCTACGACTTGAGGAAAGCCGGCCAGAACTATTCAGGCCTGCATGAGCAAATCAAGTCATACGGCACGTGGCAGCACACGCTTGATTCAACCTGGATCATCCGGACGTCGAAGACCTCTGCTCAGATTCGCGACCATCTCATCAACTACATTGATGCCAACGACTCGCTCGTAGTCTTCGAGCTAACTGGCAATGGGGCTTGGTATGGAATCGGGCAAGACGGAGATAAGTGGTTGCTCGATGTGTTGAACAACCGCGGATGAAAAAAGCCCCGGGCTCGTCCGGGGCTTCATTTCTTCAGGGCGCAAGAGCCCGGGAGAATTGTCCCACTTCCCGTCCCACTTTTGTCGGGTTCATGTCCCACTTGTGGGACACGGAGTATTCCGCAAAGGAGCCCCTGCCCTCTGCCGGCGCGCTGATCTGGGCGGATCCCGCCGCCACCAGGGCATCGAGCACCCGCTGCACGGCCTTTCTCGCCGCGTCGCGCTCGCGGGGTTCAAGTGTGCGGCCCCGTGTCACATGCCGCACCAGCTCCAGCATCCGGAAGCTGCGCATCGGGTACGCGCCCATCAAGTCCATCACCTCGTGCGCGTACTTCACGCGAGCCTCCTTTCGACCTGGCTGCGGAATAAACCCAGGTACAGCTTGTATTCGGTTTCCGTCAGCGTCACGCCCGTCGTGTTGGCGATCCACGCGCGCGCGGCCTTGCGCCGGCCCTTCGGATCCAGGCCGCCGAACATGGCATTCTTCTGCGGGTACTCTGCGATGATCACCATGCGCTCATGCCACGGCAGCGCGGCGTGCATGGCCTCCACCATCTGGGCGTGGTCTTGGAGGATCGGCCGGGGATCGTCTTCCCAGGACACGTAGGCCTCCATGTTGCCCACCGTGGCGCCGGACCAGGTCCAGCGAGCCCAGTTCCAAAGCAAGTCATCGCCCGTCAGCCTACTCATCGGCCACCTCGTATCGGTTGCACTTCTTGCCGTAGGGCTTGCCCTTCAGGCAGCGGGTGACCGTATCGCCGAACGGGGTTTCGATGGCCTTGGCGTGGGCGCAGCCCTTGCACGACCGATTCAGCGCGGCCTGCTGCCGGCTCATCACGACCAGCATCGGGTCGCGGAATTCCCACTTCTGCAGCTCGGCCGTCATCGTCCTATCTCCACGAGCACGAAGCCCTTCTTGTCTGCGTCCAGCGCACCGTCCAGCGTGAGAGGCCTGAACTGGCTGTCATCGATGCCCAGCGCCGCAGCAATGCCGTCCAGCCGCGGCTTCTCCGCCGACAGCAGGCCGTCCAAGTCGCGGCGCACCTTGTTAGGCGCGACCCAAGTAATCGACACTGGCACCTGGCCGGCGGGCGCCAGACTGTTCCGGCCCAGGGCCTCCTTGGCGGCGAAAAACGCAGACTCGCGCGCACGGACCTTTGCGGCATGGGTAGTGCCCCAGTGCTTGCCGCCCTTGCGGTTCGCCATCAGGCTGGTGTCGGGCCAGGGTAGGCGGATGGTCAGTCGATCCAGGTTCATGCCGACACCTCGGCCGCTTCGCCCTTGGCGCGCTTCAGCATTGCCGCAATGGCGGGCGTGGGCTGCTCGCCCTTGGCAATGCGTTCGTCCCACTTCTCGGCCCAGCGCCGCGCGTTTCGTCCGGTCTGGTCCAGAGCCTTGTCTGCTCCCATCTTCTTCAGCGCCGCGGCCGCTTCCGCCTTGGTGGCCAGGGTCTGGCCCGGGGCCGGTAGCGCCTGACGCGGCTCGGGGATGTCCGGCCACGCGCCTTTCGACAGTTCGTCGCTCAACGTCTTCTCCCAGCGCGCCTTGATCGAGCCGTAAGTGCTGGAGAGCAGATCCACGGTACTGACGCCGACCGCGGCCCAGTACACGGCGGGATGCGACCAGATTCCGATCTCGCCGCGCTTGCGGGCCGACATGCCGCGCACCGCCTCGTGGTACGCCACTTCCGGCGACATCCAGGGGCAGCACAATTTGACGAACTCCGGCAGCGTGGGCGGCCACTCACGGGTCATGCAGGCAACGAGGCCGCGGCGCACCTGGGCCTCATCGAGGCCGGCCAGCTTCTGATTCCAGGAGTCCTTCAGCTCGCGGGGCGTCAAGCCTTCCCACTGCTGGGCGAACTTGGCGCCGTACAGCAGGTGCATCTCGTTCACCACGAGCGCGCCCAAACCGGTCTGAGCGTTAGCTACTTGCATCGATCACCCCCATGTCAATTTCCCTTCGTTCCCGACCCTCAGCCAGCACATCTCGCAATTCAGACGACCACGCGGCCCGCCGCTGTGCCGCTGTAGGCGGGCTGGCGCGCGCCTGCGCTCTCGGCGGGAAAAGCCCCTGGTAGCTGCCGGCGATGCTGTGGGCAATCACGGCGCGCGGCTGATGGCCTTCGGCCAGGTAGTCAGCGAGCTGCTGCAGTTGGCGCTTGGCGCCCTCCTCCGTCACAGGCTTCTTGCGGGCCTTTCGGTCGGCAACCCAGCTTTCCCAGTCTTCGCGGTCGAGCCAGTCCGGCAGATCGATCGCCGAGGCGTCGAATCCTTGCCCCCGCTTGCGGGGGGTAGGGGGGTGTTCTTCTGTTTCTTGTTTCTTGTTTCTTGTTTCTTGGTTAGCTTTCGACCCGGTTTCCTCTTGGTTAGGGTTCGGTTCAATTTCGGAACCTACGGAAAACCGACTGGGTTTTTCTGGGTTTCCGCCTTCCTTTCTTGGCCGCCCTCCCCGCTTACCGTTCGCTTTCGCTGTCTCCGCCTTGACGTGATAGGCGGCGATCTCCGCGTCAGCGCGCTTGTTGTGCCAGTAGCCATCGACAAGCGTGAAAAACTCGCCCAACACCAGCGGCACCGCTGCCCGCTCGTCTTCAGAACGAGCCCCTACCCACCGGCAGACCTGCTGCATATCGTCCACAATTGGTCGCTCTTCCGCGTAGTAGCGACGCAGCAAGCGGCTATAGATGGCGTCTTCAACAAGGTTCAAGTGCGTCGTGGCCTGGGCGTAGTCGCCAATGTTGTGGCTGTAATAGTTCATGCGTGCTCCAGCATCCCCGCGGCGCGCAATGCGCCATCAGGGATTTCAAATCCTTGTGCCTGTAGCTGCTCGATGCACCAGACCAGCAGATCCCGCTGGCTCCCATAGCGGGCCTCGAAGCGCGCCTTCCAGGGATGCACCGCGATGCGACCAGGCGCGCCCGTGCCGTCCTGGTGATTGCCGGCAGACAGCGGCAGTACGAGCCAGTGCGCGTCCGGTTTCGTGCGCCCGTCGATGTGATGGATCGAGCACTGGCTGTCGAAGAAGCCATCCATGCGCGAAGCCACGCAGCCGATGTTCGAAGCCAGCAGATCCCAGAATCGCTTCTGCTCGGCGGTGGGGTTGCGACCTTTCATTCGCCGAAGCCCCGCAAAACGATCTCCAGCATCTCGCTGGCGCGCGCGGGCGGCAGGTGCGGCCACATGGTTTTCTGAGCGTGCGCGGTGCGCAGGAACGCCACGGCGTCATCGTGGAACTGTTCCATGTCGGCCTGCTCCAGCTTTGCGTAGCTGATGGACCGCGGCACCGGAATAACGCCGCCCTTCGGGCCCGGGTACCAGTCCACGAAACCGCTGCCTGTCTTGAGCCAAGCGCGGAACGCCTCGAATTCCTCGAAGCGGTCTTGAGCCTCAAACAGCGCCGACTCCAGCGCCATGTGCTTGCGGTGGTACCAGCCCGTGCGCTCTTTGTGCGTCGTGATGGACATCATTTCGCCCGGCTCCAGCCGAACAATCTGGTTCCAAAGGCGGCGCCATTGCTTGCGCCCACGCTCACCCAGGCCATCGACCATGCCGAAGATCAACCGGCGTGCGGCTTCCTTTTCCTGCTCGGAAGCTTGGACGGGCTGCTGACGAACCAGGGTGATATCGGCCATGTCAGTGCCGCTCCTCAGATTCGATTTCGGCTTGCAGGTACTTGTAGGCCATGCGCTTCAAGGCCTGCAGATCATCACGGCTTACCACCACGGCGTCCGCCGGCGCGACCTGCAGACCCACCGCCGCCAACAACTGGCAGGCGCGTTCCAGATGCTCGGCTTTGAAGCGGCTGAGCGTGCTGGCATCCATGCCCATGCAAGCCGCTGCACGGTCTTGCGTTGTCATTGCAAGTCGCTGCAAGACCTCGGCCAAATACCTTGCACCGGTCTTGCGGGTGCTTTCCTGTCTATCGCCGGATACTGGTTGGGTGGTGCTCATCGAGTACTTCCTTATGAACAAAGAGCGAGGTGTGTTTCGTGACCGAAACGGAGAAGTTGTTGATCTGCGCCCAAGACTTGGCCCGCCGGATCTTTGAGGATCCGAGCGAAAAGGCAGTCATGGACTTGTTTCAGGAGCTGTGTGCGGAGCGCGACCGCATGGAGTGGGCTACCGCGGAGCGCGAAACCGCGACGATGCATTGAGGTCATGCCGCTCTCGCCTGGCAGGAACGTCTTCCGTCTGCCTTGCGGACTTCTCGGCGGTGCAACTTGATGAGGCGCTCGCCGTCCGACCACTTCAGGTCGCGGTATCGGCCCTTGCAGATGTCTGCCACCCAAGATTGGGGTTTATCGCCCATCGCTTTCGCGATCCGCACTTGGGTCCAGCCGATGGCTTGCAGTTCAGAGATCAGATTTTTCCAGTCCATGCGCCATTTAATCGCAATTGCGCTTATGCCGCAAGCGCCATTGCGATTGGTGGACGTATCACAATTGCGATATGAGCGCCCTCAAAGACCGTCTTGCCGAAGCAAGAACAGAATCTGGCATGTCCCAAGCCCAATTGGCGAAAGCTGTTGGTGCTGGGCAGTCCACCATTGCGAGCATCGAAAACGGGCGGAATAAGGGTTCATCCCTGTTCCTGGACCTAGCGCGTGCACTTAATGTGAATGTCGAATGGCTGATGGACGGCGTCGGCCCCAAAAGGGGTAACGGTGAATCCGACGGCGACGCGCGCCCGGCTGCCCCAATCGCTCCGCCGGCGCCCTGGCCCTTCCGCACTATCCCTGAGGATCAGCTGCGGGCGCTGCCCGAGTCGCAACTCAATGCGCTCGAGGGGGCCATTGCTCTCGCAATCGCCCAGATGAAGCTAGGTATCCAGGTGTCGCCGCTACCCGCAGCTCCTGACAGCTCCCCCCCGCCGCGGTCGTACACACTGGGCGGGCTCGTCGATATGGACGCGGCCGACGATCCTTTCCCCATGCGCATACGCGACATGGATCCTGCTCCTTGGGACGGCGGAAAGACGACGTACCAGACGGAGCGCGAACGGCCGCTCAAGCTAAGCACGGCGGCCGGCGTCATTGCGAACGTCGGTCCCGGCGAGCCTCACGCCGCCAATGACAGATTCGAGAAAGTGCCCGAGCTGGCCGACGTGCGCCTGGCCGCGGGCGACGGCATCGAGAACCATAGCGAGGATCAGACCGGCATGATCCAGTTCCGCCGCTCATTCCTTAAGGCGGTGGGCGCGGACAATGGAAAGGCGCGCGTGGTGTATGCGAAAGGCGACAGCATGGAACCCGTCATTCGCGACGGCGCCGCCCTGCTCGTCGTCCCCAACGAAAACCTGACGCTGCAAGACGTGGCCAGCGGCGGCGTCTACGCCATCAACTACGACGGCAAGATGCTCGTCAAGACTGTGACCCGGGACAGGCTCACGGGGCGCTGGGTTGCGCGCTCTTTCAACCCGGCCTATCTGGATATCCCGCTGGAAAACGGTCACCCCGTGCGAGTGCTGGGCCAGGTGGTTTGGGCAGGGGCCAAGCTACGGGATGATGAGGCGCGGCAATGGATACCTGCCTGACCTAGTTTGCCCGAATCAATAGCGCCGGGTTTTTGAAGACGGCTATCCGTAAGGGAGAACCGGTACCTCCAATGTAAGCGCATCAAACTGAGCGCACGGCACCGTTGACGAGACCAACTTTTTATTTTAAAAGTAACTGTTTGAAAAATTAATGACGTAAATTTTCGGAGACATGTTGTGAGTAAAGTGAAATTTCACTATTACAAGATCGCCGTCGATAAGACCGCTCCCTCCCTGAACACCGTGCTGCAAAGGTTAAGCACCTTATCTATAGCCAATCGCACAAAGACGATCTACACAACCGAAATTCGTCTTGAACATATCGTCAAAAACAACGGGCTTTGGGAACTATGCCTGACCAAAGTGAGAAGCAAGAACTGGCCAGGCGTTGGATCGCAAAATGGCGCAAGCGCAGACTTGTCTCTCCCGCCGCAGCGAGACCTTACCGAGCACACCTACGCCCTCATTGACCCGGTAAAAAAGCTCCTTGTTATTCAATTTACACAAGGCGGCGTCCGCGCGAGCAAGGTTGGTATGTTTCTGGGGGATCATGTAGGATTAAATTCGGCTTATGACTGTCATCCTGTTTTGACCAAAGACGCCTTAACACGATACCAGAACACCAAAATATTCACTCGCATTGACGTGGGAATCTCCGGTGCCACTGCTGGGGATGTAGCAATATTTAATGGATCGCCTATAGGAAGCGCAGTCAAAGAGTCGGTAGATTCTGGAATTGAGGATATTCAAATTACCTTCAAGGTGAATGCCGTCGATAAGCGGCGCGCATTGAAGCCGAGCATGATACGAAAGCTAGTCGGCCTCGTCCAAAAGTCCGGCCAGGCGACTGATCTAAAAATATCCGGGCGAGACGGCCCGGATTCAAACGTCGAACAAATAGACCTTTTGGAGGAGGCGAAATTCCATTTGGTTGACGAAAAAGAAATTGGATTGACTCCTGGGAAACGGTACAATCAAATAAAAATGTTCGAGCAATTACACATTGCGATTAGCAAATAACCCCGCCTTTACATGAAAATACTTGGCCTGAGTTGCCGGCGTATCCATGAGATAATATATCCTTGGGCCTGGGCTCTGGGAGCGGGCTGGGCAGCATATTCATTTGAACTTCCGCTGAGCCAACAAGTCGCGTCAACTCAACTCTCGACCTCAAGTACGCTCGCCTCAATCTTGATGGGATTTCTTGGCACGGGCTATGGAATTCTATTATCCACAAATTCGAAAAGACTAGAGTGGGCGAAAGGTCATACACAAATATGGCCAGCGATTCTTGCCTTCTTTAAGGTCGCGCTTTATGCCAACCTATTTCTTTGCATTTTCTCTGTTGGATTATCCGCTGTCCCGCTGACCATATTTCCCAGTTATATGATCGAGAGGGTGTTTACCCCACTCTGGGCGTTCCTACTTTTACTATCTATATTGTCGTTTTTTAGAGCTATACGCATATTGCTGAGCTTATTACAACGGGACAATACATCGACAGGCTCTCAGTAAGGGTGTTAGCGTTTTGTTATCGAGACAAATGATAACTGCGCGACAAGCTTTCGCGCGACTAGCCACCTCCGGGTGGTTTTTTTTGGCCAAGGCGTGACCTCACTTGTAGCCCTGCTGAGATTTGAAGCAGCCAACATACCACTTATTCTCAAACTCTTGGACTGCCCTCTTGCGTGCAGATTCGCCCGTATACCGCGGACTGTCGTATGCCTCAACGAGCATCGCGTCCACGAGATCGGGAAGTCGTATCGGTTCCATCTGCTCATTGATCTTGGCCCGCGCCGCGGGAAACGATACCCCTGCGTGCCGCATGGTCATGATCGTCCTCGCCATTGTTCCAGCCAGTTGGCACGGGTCATCCGCAATGCTGGTTTGTGCACTGATGGGCGTCGTGAGGATGGCCAGAGCCACCGGTGCTGCACGGAATAGAATCATCGTTTGTCCTGTTCTGCGGGGCATGTCGTGTCGTCCGTTACTTCGTAATTTAGGGCCCAACTGCAAATGCCCCTATGCGTCGCCCGGTATTAGGGCAAAACCTTAAAGCGACCGTTGTTTTCCCATTTCACGACGTCCGAGTCCTTGGGCACATCGAGCGTGTAATACGTGTAGTCCTCGGCCTGAGCGAACCACTTGTATTGAGCCCGAGTGAAACGCAGCATGACGAGCATGTCATGCATCTGCTCGTTTATCTTTTTGATATTGGCGTTGTTCGCGAACGCGGCAGAGACGAACTCCACTGTCCTGTAGCCAGGTCCAATCGTCCGAGCGCTGCCATTCGCCTCCCAAAGCTGTTTCCTCATTAGCGGCCCATACGCGTTACGAATGGCGGGCAGCATCTCCGACTGCTTCTTAGACACCATGGATCGAAACTGCTGGCGCTTACGCTGGGCTGCCGTATCGAGTCGCATGCTTTCGCCTTGCTCGTACATTAGTCCCCAAGCGCCAATGATCAAGACTGCGGCTTTGATCGATTCGAGGCTGTCTGCGTACTTGGCGGTCTTGATGCCAGGTATAGACGCAATTTCTCTATCTAGCTGGCTCAAGTACTTAGAGTTTTCATTAGGCACAGCATTTTCATCGACCGCCGGCTGGCCTTGAGAGCGGGCTGCGTCCTGCCGAGCAGGTTCTGCCCCTGCCGTCAAAGCAGGTGCAGAAGTGGGCGCATTTGCCGTTTCCGTCCTCGGCTGGTCCTTCGAGGTGGCTGCGAACACCACAATCACTGCGGCGACAATCAGCAAACCGATTTTCTTGTGCTTCTGGTCTTGCTTGTCAGCGAGTATCGCTGTCGCCACGGGCGCTCCACACGATGGGCATGCTGCCGCGAGACTGCTAAAGCGCTTTTTGCATTCGGAACACCGAATCAAGGCCATCCAAAACCTCCACCTGTTTGGCTTCGCTCGCTCACCCAACACGCTGGTAACCAAACGATTCGACATCGTAACGCCTATTTCAATCGCATTTGCGCTTGACTCTCCTAATCGCAAATGCGATTATTCGTCCATGCGTTGTTTATCCAGCGCGGCAACAGCTCCACGGACCCTCAGCCAGCAGTCAGGGCATCGCCTCAAGAGGGAGACGTACCGCCACGAAGTCGGATGGGGAAGGCGAGCACCACTCTTTAACAACCAGCCAAGCCATGGAATACGCCTAAAGCCGCTCGCGGCCGGTAAGCGCAGGTGGCAATCCCCCACGCCTGAACGAATAGACCGGGGGCTATCACCGACACACCTTGATCCCAAGTGGGGATCGCATAGGGCGTGCACGGGATTGAAGAGGCAGCGCTTTGCCTGGAGCCGCGATGAGCGGGAGTAGCCAGGGGAGCGTTGCCCCGGAATTTATCCGTCAGCCCGTTCTCTGAGCGCTGGTTGACGAATGAATCCTAACCACCCGCCTCGGGTTTCGGGGCCTGGAGACTTCCATGAACGAAAGCCGCATCAAACGCCGCGCCGCGCGCATCGGCGCAGTTGGACAGGAATATCTGCTGAACGTGTCGAAGCTGCGCGCTGTGGTGCGCGACTACTCGCGGGACCGCGTGCCCGGATACCGCGTGAACCCGGCGAACCGCCGGAGCGCACAGGACGCGCTGTTCAAAGAGCGCCGCTTCTGGTTCGGCGACCGCTACAGCGCGCCGGTCAGCCCTGCCGCCCGCGCCGCGTTGCGCGTGGCCTGCGACGTGGGCACGGACTTCATGGCGCTACGCGCAGCGCTGATTCCGGGCTACTTCCTCCGCCTGCTGGCGGCCCGCCGTATGCCCGCCGCGCCGCGCGCCGGCGTCTTGGCTGCGGCATACGAAAACGAGTCGAGGAACTGACGCCATGGGTGCCTATCACGCACAACTGATGGACGCGCTCATGCGCCAGCAAAAGCGGCCGCGCGACGAATCCGACGCCAACGAGGACTTGGTCCCGGCCGAGCGCCAGCAAGCGGTCGACGCAGTGGTGGCGTGCCTATCGCACGAAGCGCCGACCGCCTACGGGTTGACGGCTGCCGACTGGGCGGAACACCTGATGAACGAGTTGGCCGACAACCAGGGCGCCGTGCTGCTGGTGCTTCTGATCGGCTCCACCGTTCCGAGCGTAGGTGAGTTCCTTTCCGACCACCTGGGCGACTGCATCGAAGGGCTGGCCAACCGCCAGCTTGCCCAGATGAACGTCGAGGCACTGGAGGCCTACCAGTGACCGCCGCCCTTCTCGGCCTGTGCGCCCTTTACCTGATCGGCCGGGTCGGCGATGCGCTGATGCGCGCGCACGCCCGCCGCGATTCCTGGAGCAAAGCATGACGACGACGCACACCGAAGGCCCGTGGCGCTGGGAGTTCAACGCTGAACACCGAAGCGTGCAGCTTGTTGGGGGGAAGCCGCAGTATGACCTCACCGTCATGGACTTCACGCGCTGGGGCATGGCAGGGGCTGGCATTCGTCTGCGCGAACTGAGCGAAAGGGGCATGAATCTCCTGCACAAGCTGCACGAGCGTCCCGACTGGATTGCGCCCTTCCCCGGCCGCGAGCACCACAAGCATTGGCGCGCTGACGTCATTCACCCAGACATGCGTCTGATCGCCGCCGCCCCTGAACTGCTGGCGGCGCTGGAAAGCTGCGTCATCTGGAATGGCAAGCGTGGCCCCGATGACAACCTGCTGCCCATCGATCGCCAACCCGGTGAAATCGCCAAGGCCATGCGTGCCGTCGCCAAGGCCAAAGGAGAGCAGCAATGATCCGCCGCCTCCTGCGCACCCACGGCGACATGCTCATCGGCGCCCTCGCCCTGGCCGCTGGCGTCTTCATGGCCTGCGTGCTGGGCCCTTCGCTCGACGCCCAATCCACCCTCACCGCCTGCGAAGGCTGCGGCAAGACCGCAGTCGCCGCGAAGGACTGACATGACCGAAGCAACCCAACTTGCCGAGCTGCCGCCGGCGGAGACCGCGCTGGAGGTTTACTCCAAGCCCGGCGGCCTGGACCCCTGGCTGGACAAGATCCGCGCCGAAGTGACCGGTCACGTGCCGGACCTAAAGACCAAGAAGGGCCGCGAAGCGATCGCCAGTCTGGCCTTCAAGGTCCGCAAGGTGAAGACCGCTCTGGACGGCATCGGCAAGGAACAGGTCGATCGCCTGAAGGAAATCCCGAAGAAGATCGACGCCGAGCGCAAGCGCATGCGCGAAACCCTGGATGCGCTGGCCGATGAGGTCCGCGCGCCGCTGGACCAGTGGGAGCAGGCCGAGGAAGCGCGCAAGCAGCGGCATCAACAGGGTGTCGAGTGGTTCCGGCTTCGCGCCGACGAGAACCGCGACCTGGATGCGGACGAGTTGCGCGCCACCATCGCCGACGTGCAGGCCCGCGCAGTGGATGAATCCTGGGAAGAGTTTGAACCTGAGGCGCATCGCGTCAAGGCCCGCGCACTGGAATCGCTGCAGCAGGCGCTGGCCGCCCGCGAGAAGTACGACGCCGAGCAGGCCGAGCTGGCGCGCCTGCGCGCCGAGGCCGCGGCGCGTGAGCAGAAGGACCGCGAAGAGCGCATCGCCCGCGAAGCCGCCGAGAAGGCCCAGCGCGAGGCGAATGAGCGGGCCCAGGCCGAGCGTGAGGCCGCCGCGCGCCGAGAGGCTGATGCGCTGGCTGCTGCCGAAACGGCCCGCCTGAATGCCCAGCTTGCCGAAGAGCGCCGCGCGGCCGCCGAAAAACAGGCCGAGATTGATCGCCTGGCCGCCGCCGAGCGGGAGCGCGTCGCAGCCGAACAGGCAGAGCAACGCCGCATCAAGGCAGCCGAGGACGCCGCCGCGGCTGAACGCAAGCGTATCGCCGACGAACAGGCCGCGGAAGCCGCCGAGGCCCGGCGGCGCGAGGACGACAAGGCGCACAAAGCAAGCATCAACCGCGCCGCCCTGGATGCGTTCGTTGCCGGCGGCATGCCCGACCAATGCGCCCGGCAGGCGGTCACGCTGATCGCCAAGGGCCTGATCCCCAACATCCGAATCACCTACTGAGGACGCCATGACCGAAGTTATCGACGCCCCGGCCCGCGCAGTGGCCATGCAACCCGAGCAGGCCGCCGGCCAGGTCGCAGGCCCGGCCGCCAACTCCCCCATCGGCATGATGATGGCCGCAGTTCAGCAGGGCATCCCCCTGGATCAGATCAAGGAAATGATGGCGATCCAGCGCGAATGGGAAGCAGGCGAAGCGCGCAAGGCGTTCAACGACGCCTTCGCCGCCTTCAAGTCCGAGGCAGTGGAGATCATCAAGCGCAAGCAGGTCGAATTCAAGACCGACCGCGGCACCACCAGCTACAAGCACGCCGAGCTGTCCGACGTGGTCACGGCCGTGGGCCCTGCCCTGTCCAAGCACGGCTTTGCCTGGGGCTGGGACGTCGAACAGAAAGACGGCCGGATCCACGTCACCTGCACGCTGGTGCATCGCCTGGGCCATGAGAAGTCTGTGACCCTGAGCGCGCCGCCGGATGAAAGCGGGAAGAAAAACACGATCCAGGCCATCGCGTCGACGACGACCTATCTTGAGCGCCACACCCTGAAGGCGGTCTGCGGCATCTCCGAGAAGGGCGACGACAACGACGGCGCCGGCGCGGATGACGCGGCACTTGGTCTCCGGGACGAATGGATCAGCAAGCTGGCGCAGGCAGACAGCATGGATGCCGCCGCAGTGATCTGGCAGGACGGCTGCAAGGCCATCGAAGCGACCAACAACCTTGCGGCGTTTGCCGCGTTCAAAAAGGCCTACGCCGACAAGCGGGCCATGCTCAAGCAGGAGAAACAGTAATGGGTCTGATCATCCACACCGCCCCGCAAGGATCCCAAGAATGGCTGGATGCCCGCCGCGGCGTGATCACTGGCAGCCGGTTCAAGGACTGCCGCGACAAGCTCAAAGGCGGCGCGCCGTCGAAGAAGTGCCTGTCCTATGCGATGGATGTCGCGCGTGAACGTGTCGGCGGACGGACGCCGGACGTCTTCGCGAATGCCGCCATGCGCACCGGCACCGAGCAAGAGCCTTTCGCCCGCGCTGCCTACGAGGCGAAGACCGGCAACTTCGTCGAGGAGGCGGGTTTCATCACGACGGACGACGGTCTGTTCGGCGTGAGCGTCGATGGCCTCGTTGACGACGACGGCATCATCGAAATCAAGACGATGGTTTCGTCCGACACCCTGTTCACCGCCGTGGTCGACGGAGATATCAGCGCCTACACCGACCAATGCAACGGCGCCATGTGGCTGCTGGGTCGCAAATGGGTCGACCTCGTCCTGTGGGCGCCGGATCTGGACCCAATTGGACGCCAGCTCACCATCATCCGCATCGAGCGTGACGATGACGCCATCGAAGAATTGGAACGCGACCTGATGGCATTCGAGCGCCTGGTATCCAAGTACGAACACCTGCTGCGCAAGGAGGCAGCTTAATCATGGCTCAACTGTTTGGCTTGGCCCGCATCGGCCGCGATGCTGTTGTCCGTCACACGCAAGGCGGTGAGCCGGTGGCGAACCTGGCGCTGGCGTTTGCCTATGGCAAGAAGGACGCCGACGGTAAGCGACCGACTCAATGGGTGGACGCCTCACTGTGGGGTCAGCGCGCCGAAGCGCTCGCGCCGTACCTCACGGTCGGCGTCAAGGTTAGCGTCACCATCGACGAAGTGCACATCGAAACCTACGAGCGGCAGGGCGGCGAGCGCGGCGCCAAGCTGGTCGGCCGCGTTTCCAACATCGAGTTTGGTGGCGCGCCGGCGCAGCAACAACCGGCGGCCGCAGAGCCCCCGCGCCAGCAGAGCCATCAAGCTGCGCAGCGCGGCGCCGCCCAGCCCTCCCCGGCGTCAACCCTCGCCGACATGTCGGACGACGTGCCGTTCTAGCCCGCCACCGCTCTACCAAGGACTTGCCGTAGATATCAAAACTGCGGCAAGTCTTCCAGGCCTAGCAGATACCGACCGTCCGCAGGGTCATCCCTCAGAACTTCCACGGCGTTTCCCTGGACCTCGATGCGCAGAGCCCGTCCACGCTGACCGGCTTCGCCAGCGCCATGCCAAGTGACAACGTCGTTGCCAGCCTCGATCTCATCGACGGCAAGGATTGCATCGACCTCTTCGGATGGAGGGATCCGGCCGCCGCCCTGGGCATCCACTTGAGCCCATCTCACTCGCGAAATCTCGCCCGTGACGGGGTCCCTACGAACTGCAGTGACCACATAGATCGACATAGCGCCCTCCCGTAGTTGGCAGGGCCATCGTACCCCACGCCACTGAAGCCGGTGCCCGGCAACCCTATACCGAGAACGACATGATCCCCGCCATGAACCGCCAGCAACGCCGCATGATGGAAAAGCAGCAGGCCCGCGTGCGCGCCACGCGCCGGCCTGATCGCCCTGCCCGTCTGCCCATGCTCATCAAGACCCAGCAGACCCTGGCGCCGCTGGAAGCCATCATCGACCAGATCGAGCGCGACGGCACGGGGCTACTTTAACGTCAGATCTTGCCGGCCAGGCGCTCATGCACGAGGTCTAATGCTGCCACGACCAAATCGGCCTCGTCGACGAACTTTGCGACATACAAATCGATAGTGTCCTGGTCATTTGCTGAGATCGCAGCATCTATCGCCAGAAGCTGCATATACAAGCGCCGAAGCCCGCCGAAGGCGAGCGCCATGCCAACGCAGTCGCGACGATTGATCAAAGCGCCTAAAGCTGGAATGTCCAGCTCTAACATCTTCTTGACCTGCTCCATGGAGAGTAGGGTCACAAATGCCTCGCTGTGCTCATCCGTGAGATTGTTCCTTTCCTCTTTCAGCTCAGTTGCAACACTCGAAATTGCCGCGCCAATGAATTCCCACGTCGCGACGAAATCGGCTGCCACGATCCTGGCCGAATTATGACGGCGCCGGCGCTCCCCCAATAAAGACGACGCGCCTAAAGTCAAGGCAGTTATTGTCGCGAGTGACGTAGCAATGGCGCTCAGCGCAGTCCAAAACGTCGCCGCATCACCAGGCATGAGGCTGTTCCAACTTAAGAGCGAAATGGATACCGGGGCAATCGCTTCTGGCCAAAGGTGGAAAATCATTTAGCGCCCTCCAGGCCAAGCGAAGCCTCCATGCCCGCCCCATCTTTTTTTAGCGACATCACTTTTCAAAGCCCCAGCGAGTTCGATGGCAGGCAAGGAACGCCTGCTGCTTTTCAGTGAAGGGGCCGACATTGCGTACCTCGTGCAGTGACCATTGTTTAAGCACGGCTTCCACCTCCACCCCTCTCAACAGCAAGTCTCCCCTATTCGAAAATGAAATATATCCGCGATCGAAAAGGCGATCCACGTGGGGCGCCAACATGAGCCCGTTCGCCCCAGAGAGCCGCTCTTCATTGTCACTCGTCTTCCACGACTTAATGTGACTCGCCACCAGCAATGAGGGGTCAGTGGTACCGGTGACGCGGCAGCGAGGCTCCTGCCTCAGAACTCGATCTCGGAACACGCCTTGCCCAACGCGGGCATTGAAAAGAGCGAGCCGAGTAGTTTCGTCCTTAGCCGTCGCTACGACCTCAGCAACTTCGAGTCTGTCAGCTAGAAGTGGATCCTGCGTACCCGCCAGGTCCAAAAGCACCTTTGCGAGCTCACGAGAGACCTCAACGAGATACACGATTAAGCCGTCTCCGTTCGAGCGAAGAGGCGAGTGCCGTGGTGGCAGCAGGTCGCGAATCTGATCAATGTGACTTTTCGGCGAAATGGGCTTTCTGACCGGCGTCCAATCGACGTCCACTCTCCAACCGATCGGCTTCCAAGATTTATCGGGATACCCCTGCGGCCGCTCAGAATCCTGGGCCTCGCTAGTCGCTACACCGATCGCGCCGATCTTTTGATCGGCATACGAAAAGATCGTGTCTCCTGGCCTCACGAGCTTGAGGTTTAGCCAACTCACCCGCTTGCGATCTTGCGAACCAACCTGTGGGCACCAGATGTACCCGCCCCCGACTTCCTTTCTGACGCTGTCTGAATGACTAACCCACCAATAGCGCATTCGGCACGCTCCAAAAAACCACCCCCTAGGACTCAACGCACAATGTATCACGAAGTTACAGAAAGTTCTGTCGCATTTGTGAGGGCTTCGGAGGCGGCGCCGACCGTCCGTGTCGTGTCTCTCTCGGGCGGCAAAGACAGCACCGCAACCGCGCTGGTCGCCATCGAGCTGTATGGCCGCGAAGCGTGCCGGTTCGTCTTCGCCGACACCGGCAACGAGCATGAGCTGACGTACGAGTACGCCCTCTCCTATCTGCCAGAAGCGCTGGGAATCACAGTCGACGTGGTGCGCGCGGACTTCAGCGCCGAGTTTGCAACGAAGCGCGCGAACCTGGCCCGGATCGCGGCCGGCGAGTCGGAGGCCGAGGTGTATGGGCGGCGAAAGTTCAAGTACGCCTGGACGAAGGAGGCCGCTACTCGAGCGCTGGAGCTGCTGCATCCGACGGGCAACCCATTCCTGGACCTCTGCCTGGTCCGGGGCGGCTTCCCTTCGCGAAAGCGCCAGTACTGCACGCAGTATCTAAAGCGCGACCCGCTCACCGAATACCAGCTGAGCTTGGCTGAGGAAGGACTCGCCGTTGAATCGTGGCAGGGCGTGCGGGCAGATGAGTCGGCCGCGCGCCGCTGGCTCCCGCCCTACGAGTACCTCGGCGGGAGCATGAGCATCTATCGCCCGATCCTCAGATGGAACGTGCGAGATGTCTTCGAAGCGCATGCGGTCGCTGGGATCGAGCCCAATCCTCTTTACCGCCAGGGCATGAGCCGCGTTGGCTGCATGCCGTGCATCAACGCGCAGAAGGCCGAGCTGCTGGAGATATCCAGGCGGTTCCCGGCCGAGGTGGAACGCATCGCGGAATGGGAGCGGCTGGTGTCCGAGGTATGCCGACCGCGATCCCCCGTGTCGTTCTTTCACATCGGCACCCAGGGCCACGGGGGCCAAGGATCGACAATCGAGCATGTCGTCCAGTGGGCTCGCACCACGCGCGGCGGGCGCCAGTTTTCCCTTCTTACCGACCTATCCGAGCCGACCGCATGCAGTTCGGCCTACGGACTTTGCGAATAGGTGATTACATGACCACCAACACCCCCGCCCTGGCGCAGGATGCCGTGCTGACGGATGAAGAAATCCGATCTATCTGGGTTGAACACGGCCTGGATGACGAAGCCGTCGAAGACTTCGCCCGCGCCATCGAATCCGCCCTGCTGTCCAAGCTGCGCGCCCCTGTAGCCGATGAGCGGGCGGCGTTCATTGACTGGCTGACGGGATCCTATCCGAACGCCTACAGCGAGCCGGAGGCCGTGCGCCTTTGGCATCACGGGCACGTTTCCGCGCTCGCATGGAAAGAGCGCGGCCGCCGCGCCGCCCTGGCAAGCGCCCCTGTAGCAGATGAGCGGACGGCGGAACACATTGCAACGCTTCAGCGCATGCGCGCCGACTACAGCCCCCGCAACGGCCCTATGAGTGAATTGAAAGCCGCCGCCCTGGGCGCAGCAATAGCCGCCCTGGCAAGCGCCCCTGTAGCCGGGAAGGCGCCGCCGACCGACGATGACATCCTGGTGCTGGCCCTGGACCATGGCGCCATCAGCGGCGCCCAACATTTCGGTCCTGCCATCAGGTTCGCCCGTGCGCTGCTGTCCCAATATGCCGCGCCCCAGGCCAGCGAGGCGGTGCGCGATGCGGATCATCCCGTGTTCACCTTCCTACTGGGCGAAGGCCCGTTACGCGGTGTCCATTTCGGTGACCGTCACCCCGACGAGCGCGGGGCGTATTGGTGGCGCAAAGACCTGCGCGCCGCCATGTCCGCGCAACCGGGCGCGCAGAAGGGAGGCAGCGATGCGTGAGGCCATGGTCCTGGACCCCTGCTGCGGCGGTCGCATGATGTGGTTCGACCGCCAGGACCAGCGCGCCCTATTCGGCGATATCCGCAGCGAGGAACACACGCTGTGCGACGGTCGGGCCTTCAGCATCACGCCCGACCTGAACATGGACTTCCGCGCCATGCCGTTCCCGGACGAGTCGTTCCGTCTGGTGGCATTCGACCCGCCGCACCTTCGGCACGCCGGCCGGGATTCCTGGCTGCGCGCCAAGTACGGCATCCTCGGGGACGATTGGCAGGAGGATCTGCGGCGAGGCTTCGCGGAGTGCTTCCGCGTCCTGAAGCCTGAAGGCGTCCTGATTTTCAAGTGGAACGCCATCCAGATCCGCACACCGCAGATTCTGAAGCTGACGCCGCACAAGCCTCTGTTCGGCCATCCCAGCGGGAAGCGCGCAGACACGCATTGGATGACGTTCATGAAGCCGCCCCATCCCAAGCTGCACAACGACGGAGGCACCGTTTATGAATGACCTGATCGAACGCCTAGCCGCCCAGCTCCGCGAGTGCGCCGAAACCCTCGGGGCCGACAAGATCGACGAGCAGCGCGCCATGCGAGCCTATGCCGATGCGATGAAGCTGCTGGCTGAAATGCCTCATTTATGACGCATATGAACCGTCAATGTCTCATTATTGGATGCAGCCCGCTTCGTGCGGGTTTTGTTTTGGAGGCGATATGCTCACGCTTTCCCAAGAGGAGCTGATCGAACTTACCGGCAAGGCCAGGAAGAACGGGCAGGTTGACGCCCTGAAATTCCTTGGCATCCCGTTCAAAATCCGCCCTGATGGAACCCCCGTGGTTCTCCGGGCCGCTATGGAGGCAGCATTAGGCCATGCGACCAAGAACCAAGGACCGTCATCTCCCAGCTTGCGTTTACCAGAAGCACGGGGCGTTCTGGTACGTCAAGGGCGGTAAATGGCGCAAGATTGGGACGGACCTGCATAGTGCACTGGTTGAATACGCACGTATCGTCTCAGTCCCCCAAGAAGGCATGACGGCGCTGATAGATGCCGCGCTGCCCCACCTTCTCAAGGACATTTCCCCCTCTACTCAACGTCTCTATAGGCCTGCGGCGGAGACCCTCAAGGAGGTCTTTGCCAACTTCCTACCCGACCAGATCAAGCACGGACACGTCGTTCAGATGATGGATGCGTTCGCCCACACGTACGGGCGCGCCAACCGGCTTCTCACCGTCCTGAATTTGACGTTCCAATGGGCGCTAGACCGCGGCAAGGTAGAGTCGAACCCATGCGTCAGCGTCAAGCGCTTCGCGACGAAGTCCCGAGATCGGCTGCTTAGCCGTGAGGAGTACGGCGCAATCCACGCCCAAGCCCAGGACTGGATGCAATGCGTCATGGACGTCTGCTACCTGACCGGCCAGCGCATCGGAGATGTTCTGGAAATCGAGGAAGACCACATCCTGGACCGCGGCATCTTCTTCCAACAGCAGAAGACTGGAAAACAGCTGATCGTCGGCTGGACGCCGGAATTGGAAGCTGCGGTGCAGCGAGCGCGAGAGGTGGTTGGGAACAAGCGCTACCTGCTTGGCTCCCGCGACGACAAACCACGCATACATACCAACGTCTGGCGCGAATTCAAACGGGCGGCGTCGAAGGCGAAGGTCGAGGATGCGACGCTACACGACATCCGGGCGATGTCTGGCACACATGCTGACGAGCAAGGGGCTGATCCAATGGCATTGTTGGGACACTCAGACCGAAAGACGACCGAGATTTACTTGCGCGACAAGCGTGTGAAGGTGGTGCGTGGGCCGACCAAAAGCGGTAGCTAGTTTTAGACGTCTAATTGACCAGTGCATCAAGACGCAGCATTTATGCGCCTCTCCAGGCATGTATTAATCTTGGTCATTCTCTTTCATCTCCGTCGTAAAGCGTTGATAAAACAGAAGGGTTGACCGCTGGCTGCTTACATGGAAGCGATAAGCGCACACCCGGGCTTCGTGAGCCAATGATCTGGAAACGACGGTAGGACAGTTTGGGGCATCGGTAAACTGGCTTTTTGCACAGTGCACGACGCCTGTGCCGCAAGTGGCTGGGGCAGCGCGCCAGGAATGCCCATCAAGCAACAGTTATGATGCAAGCCGATCATCGCGCTACATCAAGGTTTTCCAGCATGGCCGTACTCCATCGCCCGTCCCTCGCCGTCGCACTGCTCATCGCCGCGTGCGCCAACGCACCCGCCTTTGCCGACGAAGGCTGCATCGCGCGTGTCGACGCCGAGCTGGCCCGCATCAAACAGGCGCAAGACGTCCAACGCACGCGCGAGGCCGCCAATAATCTGGAATTGAATCGGGAGCTTTGCCAGGGCCGGCTGGACCTCTTGGACGCGCGCTTCGCGCTCAGCGACGACTTTGAAGCATGCCGCCGCGACGGCGTGCAGTTTTCGGATCAGGTCACGCGCGCGCTGACGGGCGCGTCCGACGATCTCACGGACATGAAGGCGTCGTGGATCCGGACCTGCGGCCTGCACATGAAGAATTGA